TCTCTGGACCAGCTTCTGACCCAGGGTGTCCGGCTGGCCTACGATAAGCATATGGACGCCAATGCCTATGTGGGTATGGAGGAGTACGGCACCACCGGCCTTATCAATGACCCCGATGCGGTGGAGACCATGGCCGCCAGCAACGGCGCCGCCGCCCCCTCCACCAAATGGGCCGACAAGACCCCCGCCCAGATCCTCCAGGACATCAACAGTGCTCTGGGCGCTGCCTGGGCTGCTGCGGAGTATGACATGAGCGCCATGCCCAACCATATCCTGCTGCCTTATGAGCTGTATGGATACATCCTCAACACCCCCGTGTCCGACCTTGCGACCGAGAGCATCATGGACTATGTGCTGAAGAACAACATCGCCGCAAAGAACGGCGGTTCTCTCTACATCGGCGCCACCCGGTGGCTGAAGGGTGCCGGCACGGGCGGTACTGACCGTATGGTGGTGTACATCAACGACCGCCGCTATGTGAAGGTGGACGAGCTGGTGCCTCTGGCCCGGGTCATGACCTCTCCCAATGCTGCGGAGGTTTGCTATGACACCGCCTATATGGCCAACATCTCCCAGGTGCAGCTGTTCTACCCCCAGACCGTTCTGTATGTGGACGGTGTGTAAGGGGAGGGACTGACAATGTTCATTCTCTCTCATCGGAATATCATTCTGACCAGCAGGGACGGCGATGCCTCTCTGCTGGTCAAAGCCGGCTCTCTCGTTGAGGTTCCGGAGCGGTTTTGCGATACCCCTTATTTTAACGCTCTGGTGAAGGACGGCAAGATCGCCATCCCCGCCGGGAAGAAGGATAAAGAGGTCATTGCGGCTGACGAGGAAAGCGGCGAGAAGCTGGAAAAGACCGTTAAGAGAACCCGGGCTAAAAAGGATTAAGAAGGGAGGGATGGCGTGATGCCTTACTTCTACGGACAAAATCAATTTTACGGAGTTGTGGAAAGAGCGGCGAACATTGCCGGAGGGAAAGGGAACTATACAGCTTCCATGTTCCAGGCAGACTTCCCGCAATTTTTCAAAACCGTGACTGACGATGACGGGGAGGCGACCGTCACGCCCTTCCTGCCGCAGACAGTCCTCGATGAGATCATCAATCAGGCAAACGCATCCGTCCAGCCCAACAGGTGGCTGGACGGATGGCGTTATGCCGCCGGCCTTTATGTGGCCCACTATGTGACTCTGTATCTGCGGAACTACACTGAAAATCCGCAGACACCCGCACAGGCGGCGGCGACCGGTTCGGTCTCTGGCGTTGTGAAGAGTGCTACACTCGGGGATTCTTCGGTCTCCTACGATACTGGGGCTGTTTCTGAAGCCCTGAAAGAGTGGGGCGATTTCAACGCCACATCTTACGGCCAGCAGTTCGCCACCCGTGCCCGGCTTGTGGGTATGGGCGGCATGGGAATTATCTGAGAGGGGGCGGTAGTGTGAACTATGCTGATTGGTACACAGACACCGTCACCATTTTCCGGGTCACACCCGTAAAAAAGGGCAATCTGACTACGCAGAAGCGGACAGAGATTGCCGCAGATATTCCTTGCAGGATCTACCGGGAGAATGACCACGGAATCTCTATGCAGCGCACAGCAGCAAAGGTAGATCAGACCCAAAAACTTGCGGCGGATAACGATGTCGATATCAAAGCGGGGGACGAGCTGTTGATTACCCGCGGCGGTGTGTTGGGAAAGTCCCGTGAAGTCATTAGAGCCTTTGCCGGGGAACCCAATTACTACTATGAACCTTTCGGGGCGGTTATCCCCGGGCTTGCCCATCAGGAAGTAACGCTATTGCAGGAGGAGAGGGTGAAATAATGGCGGCGAACGCTTTTAGGCCCTATCTTACAAAGCTGCAAAAAGCCCGGAAGGATTTCCCGGAGGTTATGGCGGCAGCGGTAAAAAAAGCTACGATACGAGCCGTAGAAGTCACTACTGAGGCGACACCACCCAAAGACGGAACCGGCCGAGGTCCATACATCGGGCCGAATACCATAACCAGCAAACTGAAGCAAAGCTGGGCCAGTGACAGTGTGGTGGAACCTACCCGGGTAGAGTTATCTGGCGGGAAGATTTTCCATACTGCCCTAAGAAGTGATTTGCAGTACGCCTCCTACGTCAATGACGGACACAGAATGGACAGGCACTTTGTTCCCGGCCTCTACATTGACGCAGAAAGCGGATTGTTGTCCTATGACCCCAACGCCGATGTGGGTATCGTGGTGGGCACGAAAACACCCTATGTCAAGGGTGAGTTCATGGTAGACAAAGGCGTTAAAGCATTCACAGAGACTCTGGAGGACGAGTTGGGGGTGCGGGTAAAGGAGTTGTTTGAGAAATGATTTTTACACTTACAACGCTCGCCCGGTCCCTTGCGGATTACCTGGAGCCGGTTATGCCGGGCGTGACCATGTACGAGGACCCAAACCAGCAGGGCACTGAAACCCCGGCTATGTTTCTCCAGCAGCGGTATGGCAACATTAAAAAGCAGTTGGACGGCTACTATCTTCGGACGTTGGGCCTTGATTTGACCTATCTGGAGGATTACAACCTGACAGACCTTCAGCAGAAATACCAGCGTGCCGGTGAGGCGCTGGATCTGGTCATGGAGACATTTCCCTATACAGACGAAAAGAGAGACAGCACAGAAGTCATACGGGCATTTGACCGTAGCTGGACGATAGACCTTGACGCACTGCATTATAAGTTTGAGGTCCGGGTGCGGGTAACGCCGGAGGAAGCTGCTGTACTTATGAAGCGTGCAAACCTCACGATCGAGGTAAAGGAGGCTGAACAGAATGGCTAAATCGAAATCGGCTGTGGAGACCGCAGAGGTTATCACGCCGAAACAGAAAAAGAGATTCACCCCCGAGGCGCTTATCCGGAGTGGGCGATACGCCCATGTCCAGAAAGACTTCCTTCGGACGATTCTCAAAAAACCGAAATACACAATTTTGGAGGCCGACAAAGTTATTGCCGACTTCATCAAAAAGGAGTGATCTATCATGGCAGGTGGAACCTGGACCAGTCAGAATAAAGTCCGCCCCGGTGTGTATATCCGCTTCAAGACCGCCAAAGCGTCCGGTCTGAATGTGGGGGCCCGTGGCGTGGTGGCCTTCGCAAAAGCCATCAGCTGGGGACCGGTCGGTGTTGTTACCGAGATTGAGGCGGGGCAGGATGTCACGCCCATTACCGGCTACGACATCACCAGTGAGAAAAATCGGTGGTTGAATGAGATGTTCAAGGGGACCAACCGGACCAACGGACCGGTGAAGATCCTCTTCTATCGTCCTTCTGGTGCTGGAGCTGAACAGGCGGCCGGCGCCATCGGTGACCTGAACTTTTCCGCAAAATATCCCGGTGCCCGGGGGAACGATATCACGGTCATCGTGACCGAGGAGGTCGACAACACGTTTACCGTTTCCACAGCGGTGGACGGTGAAATCGTAGACACCCAAATCGGCATTACGGCCATTTCCGACCTTCGGGAAAATAACTGGGTTACCTGGAGCGGTACCGGCGATATTACCGCAAACACCGGCGTAGCCCTGACCGGTGGTGCAGACGGAACGGTGTCTACAGCCGCTTATTCCACCTTTCTCTCGGCCATCGAGCCTTATAAATTTGATGTGCTGGCCTATGACGGCAGTGATGCGACTGTTCTGGATGCCATGTCCGCATTTGTTAAGCGCATTGCGGATGAGAGCGGGGCATACACCCAGTTGGTGGCCTCCGGCTTTGCAACGGGGCCTGACAGTCGCTTTATTGTGGATGTGGAAAGCGGCGTTACCCTGGGCGACGGTACACAGCTGACAGCATCTCAGACGGTGTGGTGGGCCGCCGGTGCTCTGGCCGGTGCTACATACAACCAGAGTCTGACCTATGCGACCTATCCCGGTGCGGTGGCGGTGTCCCCTGTTCTGACCAACAGTGACACGATTGACGCCCTGAATAAAGGGCAGTTCGTGCTTTTTGCCGAAAACGGTACCGTAAAGGTGGAGCAGGACATCAATAGCCTTGTGACCTACACCGAGGACATCGGGAAGGTCTACCGGAAAAACCGGGTGATTCGGCTCTGCAATACCATTGCCAATGACCTGTATCAGCAGTTCGCCCAGGGCTTCATTGGCGTTATAAACAACAACGAGCAGGGCCGCAGCCGGTTTAAAGCCGTCATTGTGGGATACCTGCTGGACATTCAGGCCAATCAGGGCATCCAGAATTTTGATGTTGCTGATGTGGACATCCAGCCAGGAGAGGATATTGACGCTATCGTCATTACCATCGCCATCCAGGCAGTGGACGCCACAGAGAAGATCTATATGACCATTGAGGTTTCGTAAAGGAGGGTACATAAATGGCTGAACATTTGCTCGCAAGAGATACCGTAAACGGCGCAGAGGGAAGCGTTGTTATTACTATGGGCGGCCGGAATGTGGTCATTGCCGGGATGCGGAATATCCGCACCGTTGCCAATATCCAGTCGCAGGATATGCGGGTGGTGGGCACCCGGCGGGTCCAGAGTAAGAACAACGGCGCAACTCAGACTGGCACCGGCAACATCTATTACGGCGATGATATTTTCCGTGATATGGTGCTGGAGTATATCAACACCGGCGTAATGCCTGAGTTTGATATCCAAATCACCAACAATGACCCTGCCACCAGCTTGGGACAGGAGGTTACTGCCTACTATGGCTGCCACCTGACAGGCGAGATCCCCATCTCCATCCTCAATGATGAGGAGGCAATGCTGAACTACGATTTCAACTTTGCCTGGACCCGTGTGGCGAGAATTGACAGCTTTACTCCCCCTGCTCAGTTGGGGAACGGCTGATAACAGAAAGGAAGGTAGAATATGTCCACACTTCACGCATTTCTTCACCCCGAAACCCCTGAAAATCAGGAGGTCGTTATCTCTCAGCGCTTCAAGGACGAAGAGGGGAACGTTGTCCCATTTATCATCCGGGCTGTTTCGCAGGAAGAGTCCGCTGCCCTCAAAAGGAAGGCCACAAAGACATATCGGAATCGGGCCGGGGATACGGTGACCGATTTCGATGCTGATGCGTTCACCAAGTCTCTTATCATTGCCGGCACGGTGCAGCCCGATTTTGCCGCTACGGACCTCTGTGAAGCGTATGGGGTTTTGACCGGGGACCAGGTTATCGGTAAGATGCTTCTTGCCGGAGAGTATGCGGCGCTTTCTGATGCTATCGGCCGTCTTTCTGGTATGGATGACCAGGGCGTCCAGCAAGAAGCAAAAAACTAATATCGGGGCCAGACCCGGACGGTGACGCAATAGCTGCGTACTATTGCTTTGTAAATCTGGGCTGGTCCCCCTCACAGTATGACGCATTACCAGAGCGGGAAAAGATTCTGGTGGCGGAGATGATCCACAAAGAGATAAAGTCCCGGGAAACGGCACAAAAGGGGTGAGATTATGCCGGCAATCAATCAGGAAATTAATGTCCAGGTCCATGACAGCAGCGTAGACCGATACGTCAAAAAGATGGAGCAATCGGCTACGGCCACTGACTGGCTTATCGGAAAACTGGATGTCTATGCCGAAACAGCCAAAGAGGCGTTTACTGACTCCCAAAGAGATAGGGCGCTGGATAGCCTCGCAAGGCAAATGGACCGTATCGGCCTGGTGTTCACAAGCGCAACGGCAGAGGCGGAACGATTCGACCTTCTGGCCCGTAGCTCCCTCGCCGACCTCGCAAAAAACGGGGATATATCCGCAAATGCGTTGGGTAGGAGCAAGTTTGGAGACCATCTTGCAAAAGACGTCGAGCGGCAGGCACGGGCGGCGGAACAACGTCTTGCGGCCGAGATGAAAGCAGCCCAGACGGCGGCTAATGCGGCGCAAAAAGAGATAAATGCACGGAACAAGGCCGCCGCTGCGGCGCAGAGAGAGCAAGACAAAATAGCCAGAGCTGCGCAGAAAGCAGCAAAAGAGCAAGAACGACTTGCGCAGAGCACCAAGAAAACCGAGAGCTGGGCCAAACGAGCGGTTTCCGCCTTTATGGGATTCAATAAGACCTCAAATCCGGTGGAAAAGCTGAGCAACCGCCTGACTCGGACGGTCATTACCCTGTTTTCTGTACGCCGTGTTCTGCGCTATATCACAGACGCAATCGAACGAGCACCGGACAAAATCGGCGGAGCGTTTTCCGGAATGGGAACAACTGTGAACGACACCTTCTCCCGGGTAGTGGTCAATGCCATGGCTGGGATGCAGGGTGGGGTTGAGAAGCTCAATGCCGCTATGAACTCGTCCTCGGGGCAGCGTTTTTTTCGGGGACTTGATACCGCCGCCAAATTGGCTGGTATGGCCATCGGTGCATTGTTGGAGGGTGGAGCAAAGCTGATTGATTTTCTTGGCAATCACGCCGTCGAGGTATTTACCGTTGCTGCCGCCGCCGCTGCCTTTTTTGCGGCACAAATGATAGTCGTCCACGGGGCGGAACTTTTAGCGGCAGCCCCTCTTGTGGTTACAATAGGCCTGATTTCGGCCTTTGTGACAGGCCTTATGAAAGCGGGAGTGACCTCTGAAGAAATCTTCACCTTCATAGGGAAAGGTGCTGGGTGGCTCTATGCTCTTGGTTATAACCTTGTAGCCGATACCTATAATCTCCTTGCTTCTTTTGCGGAGTTTTTCGCTAACTTCCTCAATGATCCTGTTGGTTCCATTGTCCATCTGCTTACTGATATGGCTGATTTTGCGATTGGGATATTTGAGACCATAGGAAAAGGCATTGACGCTATATTCAAGACCGACATAGCTGGAAATTTATCGTCACTCAGAAATAAAATACAGTCGTGGGCCGATGAAAATTATGGAGAGAAAAAGATTACTCTTGATCGTATGGCCCACATTGATTACTCTACTACGATGGAATCTTGGGGAAGTGCGGCCGGAAGTCTGGGGAACAAGCTGGCCAATGGTGGGCTGGACAGTCTGACAGCGGTACAGCTGAAGGCCATCAAAAGCGACACAAGCTCCATCAAAAAATCCGTGGACAGCACCAAAGAGGATTTGAAGTCACTGGTTGATATAGCTGAAAGGCAGTATATCAACCGGATCAACCTGACCACACAGCAGCCTGTCATTACGGTGAACGGACAGAACACAGGGAACTTCAAAGAAGATCTCCAGACCCTTGTGGACGCCATCACAGAGATCCTGATCGAGCAAACATCCAGCGGAGCCACTGTGGCCACCGCAATGCCTTAAAGGAGGGACGACCGTGGGAAGATTTGGTATCTACTTTCAAAAAGAGGGGGCGGCGTCCTATCTTCTCCCGGTCAATCCCGAGACGCTGCCGGTTGCCCGGTCGGTGAGCAATGGGGAGTACAATGTCATGGGGATAGGTCCTATCATGATTCCCCGTATCCCTAACCAGCGAAAAGTGTCTATTTCCTCGTTCTTTCCCGGGCGTCCCTTTTCTGGGATGCTTGTAGGGCAAAGGGGTTTTG